TGCCGAGTTTCAGCACCCGCGAAGGGAGCGGGGCCCAGACCAGCCCAGTTGAGAATTCCACCCATCCTCCCTTAAGAAAAGTGGCCCGGGTTGGGTCGGTCGTGACCTTGAGTTTCAGCTTAAACCCTAGGTCCGACATCAGACTTTCAACCTTCCCCGGTTCCGTGGAGGATAACCCGCCACCACGAATAACGTCTATCCAGGCGAGGGCGGTTACGCTAGAGTTTCCAATAGTCGTATCGCCCCCACCAGTGGAACGAATGGCTCGATGGATATGTTTAAGTTTCCACTTATATCCTTCCTTACCATTGAAGACGTAAGTGACATCATAGCTAGCGCCCAAATACATCAGCTCCTCGGTCTGGACACCCAGACGTTGAAGCACGACGCTTTCGGCGTAAAGCGGTCCGTGTGATTGACTTTGATCGAACATACTGAAGTCACCTTCGTAGAGAGTTACCAACCCCCCGTGGTTAGCCAGCACCAAACTGTCGTCTCCGCCTACAATGATCCAACAGCGCCCGTCAGCGCCTTGGACCCACTCGTGGGCTCTATTCATCCATTCAGACAATTTCTTGTCCGTAGCATCAGATCCGTAGGTGACGCGCACTTCCCACCGCTTACCCAAGCGATCGCCCAACACATAGGAGTGTAGGCCATCTGCACGGTCCGCCCACACCCAAGGCCACTCGGCGTGTAACCGCCGAGAGGCCTCGAATAAAGACGGCCCGTACATAACTTGGACATGCGGGTGGATGCGCACCACCGGACGAACCTTCATTTGGAATCCTCCCACATGCATCTGTAGGAGAGCCTCGTCCGTTTTTGCGAAGACTTCGGCCTGCCGCACCTCTTTATCTTTGAGGTCAATACCATGATCCCGAATATGTTGGCAAGCTAGACGCGCGACGATCTTCTTCCGCGGGTCATCGATATGATCGATGTACTCCGCGAGGAATTCGTCGCGCCATATAGCCGCTTGTTGCGAGAAAAGCTTTGGGATGATCGGCAAGACGCGTGAGCGCCACCGATACTCTTGGGTATCCGCCTCAAGAGGCGGGGCAAGCCACAGCCGGTGCCGACATGCCGCGTAGAGATTAGCATTTGATTTGGCGGGCACGTAAAGTGGCACTGAGCAGGGCATGATGAAGACTGTGTAAGCGCCATTATGGACCTCCTCGACATCGGGGTCAGGCACGGTGCCCACAATCTTCATTTCAGGGTCGATCGGTTTGGGTTCAGCTACGAACGGGACAGC